TCCGAGCGACGGGTTAGCCTCACGCCACCGTGATTCGTCCTTCCAGTCGTCGCCGGATACGTAGTAATCCACAGCAAAGAAGCGATCGTCGGAGTTCTGCGCCGCTGCCTCACGGAGCTCGGCGAACAATCCGGAGCTGTCCTCACCCGCGGTCGAGATCGCAATGAGCACAGGCTGCTGACGCGCTGCCATCGACGTGATGCACGCATCCCACAGCGTCCTATCACGATGCGCATGCAACTCATCGATGATCGCGCCGCTCAGCGAGTAGCCGAACAGATTCGCCGAATCGGCCGACGCCGCCCACATGATTCCGCGGGTCGCCGGCACTCGCAGCTCATCGCGGTACGGATAGACGATGCGCCGCATGCGCTCGTCTCCCTGCACCATCGCGCAGGCCTCCGAGAACACGATCTTTGCTTGCCGCCTCGACCGGGCGACACAGACGACCTGAGCGGCGTGTTCGTCATCAGCCAGAAGAAGCTTCAGCCCCAACGCGGCAGCCATTGTGCTCTTGCCGTTCTTCCGCGCCACGCTGATGAACGCGCGCCTCGTGACGCGACGATCACCGTCGTAGAAGCCGAAGATTCCGGCGATCGCGAACACCTGCCACGGAAGCAGTTCGAGCGTTCGACCATTCGGCAGTGCAAGCAGACCGCAGAACCGAAGCGCACGCTCCACGGCGCCCGGTCGCCATTCGTATTTACGGGATTCGCGCCAGGCGACGAAACGTCGAACGGCGTTAAGAACGGCGGGACTTGCTCGCACTTTTTCGCTCGCTATTTGATCGCAGTACTTGTCGAGGTGATACTGCCAGCGCCTGATCGAGCACGTCTGGCAGCTCCTCTTCTTGGACGCCATATGCCTTTTCAATCATCAGGATCATCTTTTCAGCACGCTCAAGCACCGTAAGCGCGGGATGCGGCCGCCTCACCTCTGCGTGGCCTCTCACAACTGTGACGGTGATCCCCTCTCGCCTGAGCGTCTCTATCGCTTCTTCTCGCAATCGTCGCCAGTCAGCGAGCCGTGTTGCTGTTGTGGATTGCGGCATGGCACTTTCTGCAGACAGGCATAAGGTTATTCCAATCCAGTCGCAGCTGCGGAGCGATATTTACCGGAACTTTGTGGTGAGCAACCTCAGCGGCTGCACCACATATTGCACACATGGGATTAACCTTTATAAAGGCATCGCGAAGCTTCAGCCAACCTGCATCATACCCACGCGAGCTTGCAGTGGGCCTATCATCAGGCCTTGTGACGCGGCATTGGCCTCGCTCATGCACCGCACCGCATCGCGAACACAGCTTACGCACCTTCATCTGGGTCCCCCGGACTGCGGTTTTGCGTGCGGTCGGCTGCCGCCGCGGTTAGCTGTGATCTTTCCAACTTTCGCACCCCCCTACCACCTATTTCACCCTATCCACCGCGCTATCGCCTGCGCTAGAAGCACCGCCACAAAACCGGCAATCGCCGAACTCATCCACAAAATGGCCGAAACCTTGGTGCAGAGTCCGGCATTTCCATTGCCGAACAGTGTCCGTTCAATCCTTTCAATTGCCCTGCTGTGCGTCTCGTAAATAGTCCGGATTTCCGCTATTCCGGATTGGATGTCGGCAATCCGTTGCTCAAGTCTCTCCCAGCGGTCGTCGGTCACGGTTGCCTCCAGTTGCATCACCACTCGCCTTGCGGATCAACGACACCACGAACAGCCCATCCATCTGTGAATGGTGTGCTCTTGAAATACGACTCCGGCACTACGGCGAATCCGTCATGCCCCCAACCTTTACCCCACGAGTTGGCGACTTTGATTCCCCACGTGTTTCGTGAGCGATTGAACAGAAGACCAACCCCGCACATGGCATGGCCGCCGCCTCCGCCGCGGTAATCGGCCAGCCAGCCGTCAGATCCGACGCGGAAGTTCCGACCCACGAGTATCCCGAGGTTCACTGGGAACCCCAACAAGAGAGCCGAAGCTAAGTGGTCAAAACTAGGACAGTCCCAGGCCTCGAAAATGCGAAACTTTTTAGCCTCCTCGCGCCACCCTGCAGGCCAGTATCGCTGCCTCCATTGCAGCTCGGGCACCGTGGCCGCCGTACACACACCCTCTTTTTCGAGGGTCTGGATAGCATCGGAAAGGAGCGACCCGGCATCCACCCCGCCGTTGATCCGCCCGTAGAGATTCCCGGCGCTGAGCTTGACGTAAGGAAGTCCCGCCTGATTGCGAAGGACATGGAGGGTCTGCACGGAGGCAAAGGCATTACACGCCCCCTGGCCGTCCTGGTCCAAGATCTCGGGCACAAGATGGGAAAAATCGACTTCCGCCCATTGCGACCGGGGAATTACGGTGACGTCCGGCCGGTTGGGATCGCTGCCGAAAACCGGATAAACTTCGCCCGGGTGTAATAGCCGTGGCTTGCACCCCAGGTGATATTGCTTGCCGTCGATGATGATCGACAGGTCGCTCATCTGAAAAGTCTCCATTGTCTCACAGGGGCTGTGGGCACGGGACATTGCCCAGTTGGACACGCACTCATGGGTTGTGTCTGCTCTTCATGCTCAGTCGCATTTTCGTTTTCAGGACTCGCTTCCTGACGAGACCCGGCGGGGACGCCGGGCACCTCCGTGCTGTCACCGACGTCCCCTACGGGCAGGCCGAAACGACGGAGCGTCTCTCGAAAAGCAGCAGCATCAGTGGGCGCAGCACCGTTGAAGAGTTCGCGTCCGTCCTGCACTATGAAAAGCCGCGGAACTCCGGCTTGGCGCGCGGCCTGAATGTACGGCGCCAGATCCGGCGGCGTTTTTCCCGTCTCGTCCACGACATCGACGTCCACGATGCGGAGTATCCAGCCAGCGGCTCGAATCGTGTTTCGCGTCGTTGCGTCGATGATGGCCGTCGCCTGCGATGGTGTTCGCTGTGACGATTCTTCGATCCACAAAACAGTCTTCGGGCCAGGAACGGGCTGCGGCTGCGGACCCGGTTGCGGGCCTGGTCCGGGACCGGGTTGAGGCTCCGGGTTTGGCTGCCCGCCAAACTCGAATTGTTCGAGAATGATCCTGTCCTGAACGAGGGCTGCGACGACCACGATAGGGCCGTTCTCTCCCGGAAGCACCTTCCACGTCTGCTTGTCGGCAACCGCCGTCACCTTCAAGTTGTCGCCGCCCTCGAAGCGATACTTCAGCTCGCCGCCAATTGCGACTGCAGGAACAATAGCGACAAGTGCGGCGACAATCACGCGCGCTGCGTGCTTCATTATTCGCGACTCCGTTCACTCGCTCTGTTTGCGTTCCTGTTCGGCAGCCTTGCCGATGATGAGGGGAAGCAACTCGTTGAGCACATCGAACAGCAGCCGGGCAATTCGCAGTGCCTCTACGAAGCTGATTTGCCCGTCCTCGAGGGAGTCCTTGATCTCCCTGATCAGGCTTTCGATCTTGTCCATGACATCGACCTCCGTGCGAAAACAGAAAGGGCCAAGTGTACACCGCGCGCACGCCGATGTCGGCTAGCCGCGCAGAATACACTTGGCCCTTACGTACGGGAGGCCAGTTGTATCCGCTACATTAATCTTAGCTCATTTGGGACGAGTGTCAAGCATGTCCCTCCCGTCCATCGATCCGGCGGCTGATATTCACCGCGCGCCCGTCGCGGAAGGTGACGATAAGCTGCACAGTGCCATGAAGGCGGTCTTTTTCGGCGTGGCGGCACAGTTCGTCGAGCCGCTGATGCGCCAGTGCGATCATGGCTTTGTTATCATGCCGCTGACACAGGCTCTCATACCTTTCGCCCTCCACTAGTCACCTCCGTGAATGCTTACCTTGAGCATGCCACCCGCGACGCAGATGAGCGTTCCGTCTTCCCGGGTTGCCCACTGCGCCGTGATCGCCTGGATCTGGCTGTCATCATCAAACATGCCCGCTAACTTCAGCGCGTCGACAGTCGGTTTAATAATGTTGTCGATGTCCCTCCGCCTCCTGTCTGGCGGATACGCCGTGATCACAAGGCGGGTGATCTTCCGCGTGCCGCATGGCCGCATTCGATCGAGCGATGTCTGCCTCCACACCAGGTCAGCCACGTCCCGCTGATATCGGCGTCCCGCGCGGGAAGTGACGACGCGGTTGTTCACGATCCGCCAGTACTTGTTCGCTGATGGCGGCCAGGGCAGATCGATCGTCACGGATGCCTGATCAGCCATCTCATCCCTCGCGAGGCAAGTAATCCTCGTACAGACCGTCCCACCCTGCGTCGTGCGGGTGAAAACAGTCCTCACCGGCTTCGACCCGGGCTCGAAGAATCTCAAGTTTCTTCGTCGTTCCCGGCAGCCACATT